AATTGTGCCACGATTTAATTCTGCATTAAAATTAATTGTATATGTGGTAGATTTAGTCAAGTCTGGTTCAAATCTTTTTTGTAATTTAAGAAGAGTTTCAGAACCAATGATTGCATTTAAGTTAACATTATCAATACTGTCTTGTAATTTTGAAAGAACAAATGTTGATCCAAATTTATTTAAGTTAGTTTGATTATAAAGTATGATTGCATTTCGTATTGAATTTTTAATTGCTTCAGATGTTTGAGTTGTTTTTCTTTTATCATACTCAACATAATTTGAAAGTATTAAATACAAATATTCCGGATCACGAATTACTGTATCAACAGAAACAATTGATTTTGGAGAAATAATTTCAGTAATAATTCTTTGTTTTTCTGTTTCTGAAATATAATAGTTAGCTTTTGGTTTTAATGAAATGAAAATCTTACCAAAAGATTTCGGTACCTCATCTTCACCACCCCATACTGATAATGAATCAACACTAGGATAATTTTTCTTTATATAGGATTCATAGTCTTTGGTTGTAATCAAACGATTTTGTGTCGTAAACTGTGCAACAGCACCAAATTTAATATCGTCCACAGATTCACGAACTGCACCACCTGCAGCTGCTGATACAGGAGTTATAACAAAATTTGTAATATATTCTGATAAAGAATCTGTAACTCCAGCCGTTGCGACAAAGTTATTTGCCTTATTTGAAGCAGTTCCGTTAGTCTTCAAAAAAGTGGCACTTACTATTGCGCCATCAGGTAATGATTTACCTATTACATTGTTACCAAAATAAATTTGATATTTACCAGATTTATTTTCTTGTAGATAAAAAACTTCTGAATCAGATTTTACATCTAATATATCAGATACTAAATTATAAACCGTGAGTTCTGTATTTCCAGATGAAGGAGAAACTTGAATTTTTATAGTTGAAGTATCAATACTTTCTTCTGGTAAAGTAAATATTTGTTTTGGATTTGATGCCGAATTATGAACGAATCTATAAGTAACTAATTGACCTTCATAAATTTTCAAATTTTCAAAGAGGTATGAATTATTGGCTTTAGATACTGTAATATCATTCAAAACAATAAAATTGTAGGGTTTACTATCAATTTGATTTGATAGAAATCCAAAACCTGCTGGCAAAGTCAATGTTCCACTTGTTGAGGTTGCTGAATTTGCTGTAAAATTAAGTGTTGCAATAGAAGCGGTTGTTGAGTGTGGAACATATCCTAATGTTTTTGCATGAGAAACTACAGAGTCTCTTAATATCGCAGTATCTAAGAATGATTCATTTGCAACCATATTCAGATAGTATGCATTGTAGTGTGTATTGTATGCCAAAACATCAAGCAATACAGACAAACCAGAACCTTCAAAATCATAGTCTGTAAATTCAGTCTGTTGATTTAAAAATGTTCTTAAATTTGTTTTGATTGTATCAAAATCAAGTTCGGTGACTTTTAATCTGTCTGCCATATTATCTAATTCTCTCTAAAAAGAAATTTATTGTAATTGGATTAGTATTATTGATAACAAAAAAATCAAGTGTCAATTTATACCTATTATTTTCTGGATCTGGAATAGCAATAACTTGATTTATTTGTACTCTAGGTTCAAAATTATTAATCGTTTCCTGAACGGCTCTTTCTAATTGAGCCGCAATAATTGTATCTATGTTTTCAAATAAAAGGTTGCGAATACTACTTCCAATTTCTGGACGAAAAGGTCTGTCATAATGATTTGTCGAAACTAAATTTTTAACAGAATTAATGATAGCATATTCATTTTTATGAGTATTGATATCTTTTCGAATAGGATGAATTGTAAAATTCAAATCTAAATCTTTGAAAGTGTTTGTGGAATCTATGTTTACTTGAGCCATGCTTTATTTATCTCATCCGCCAATGACAACTGTTCCAGAACCAGTTTCGATTACGTTAGTTCCTGCAAGATTAGTATCATTAGGTCCGCCTGTTCCTTGGTCTCCAGTATCAGCAGTATCACCTATACGAGCTGCGCCTTTTGTACCATCATTCAAATCTATTAGTGGTGCATTGAGTTTCATATTTCCAGTGGAACGAATATTACAAGTTCCATCTACATTCATATCAAAGTTACCTTGAACGTATAATTCTGCATCACCTTGAATTGTTACTTGACATTTACCCATAATGTAAACTTTGTCATCACCCATAATAATCTGATAGTTATCTTTAGTAACTTTCTCTACCTTATCACCATTTGGAAACCATTCTTGGAAAGAACCACTTCTGTGTGCAAGATGAATTCTTTCTTTTTCGGGAGTATCATCAAATTCTAATACATGGCCAGATTCAGTTTCGACCACATTATTATATGGGTAAACTGTTCCGTATTTTGTCTCTGGTTCATTCCAAGATTCACTTACAGTTTTAACATCAGTAACAAGATTGTCTTTGCGTTCTTGTATAAAAGTTTTTGTGATAGTATCATCATCATTTCTTGCAATACGAGAAGTTGATGGTTCATCTAAAATCTTTGGATATGATTCTGCCCTATCTCTTTCTGTAATTGTAATTCCAGTACCATCAGTTTTATATGTTTTTTCTTTTGGAGTTTTTGGTGCAGTTGCCAACTCAGCTGCAGTTCTTGGATCACAAAACGCTTCTTGTGCATTGGCAGCTTTTAATGCGATACCCGGAAGAACACCCATGATAACAGGCTCTTGTGCATTTTCTCCATCAGTAAAAAAACCAACAACCATATCTCCTTCTCTTGGAGAATAAACATTAATATTGTTTGTTGGAAGCATTGGCGTTGCCCAAGGCAATTCTTTTGTTGGTAAATGCATCTTATCTTCAGAGTGCCAACCAACTGCTCTAGCTTTCAATCGACCCATCTTTAGTGGATCATTTCTGTCTTCTACTATTCCAACCCACCAAATGAAACCGCTTTTACCAGCAAAGTCTTTTGATTCTTCAGTTTTTTCCATATTATATGTACTCTAACAATTCTTTAGTTTGTTCAGGATTACTTGTAGGAATAAATTCATTGTTTGTAGAAGTTGATGCAACTTCAATAATAGTTTCATGTTTATCAAATCCAATAATATGTCTTGATGCAACAATCAAATATTTTCCACTAATACTTGGGTCATCATTATCATCACCTTCTTCTTTTATACCTTTAGATGGTGCTATCACATTTACATTAAATCCTGAAGTCAATTGAAAATTTCCAGCCATTACAATTTTTATTCTTTTTGCCATTAGATTTGAAATAATAGATTTTCTTTGAAATAGGTAATCTTCAATATTATCAACTTTTGAAATTGATGTTGGATCCATTTTTTTAATATAGTTACTTAATTTTTGTGCAGCACTAAAAATACTTACTGTTTTCTTTGAGTCAAATGCTTGAGTGTTCGGCACACCATCTCTATCAAAAATTTCTGAAAAATCTAAATTATCATTTGCCTTTTTCATTGTATCAGATATATCACCAAAACTAATTTCTTTTTTTGCAATCTGTCTTGTAATTGGATCGAAACCTAAAAACTTACCTGCATTTACACCATCTCTTTGTTTCTTAAAACTATCAGACTGAGAAACAACTTCAAAGGCTCTTGCACTACCCAATTCACTAAAAGGATTATTTCCTTTAAGATTTTTTGGTTGAAAGGTGATATCTAATAAGTCATCTTGTGTTAATAGTGTGGACAAAGAGGCAAAATTATATCCAACACTATTTTGAAAAAACATAAAATTTGGTGCCTGATTAATGTCAACAGCTCTTTTTGCAATCCATTCTAATGCCTCTAGTGGTCTTAAATTTGGAATAGGAAAGTCTCTAATGCCACAAGATTCTTCATAAATTCCACCTAATTCACCAGCAGGAATTTTTAAATAATTTTCCATTATTTTTTGAACTGCATATGAATAGGTACCATTATAATTTTGATTTATTCTTTGTCTATCTGAATAAGTTAATTCATCTGAGGCAAAATGCAAAAGATATGTTTCGCTAGAAGTTTTTCCAGCAGTTCTTTCGCCTTGTTTTATGATTCTAAAAGCTTTCTTAAAACTTGCAATATCAGAGTTACTATCTTTTGAAATGTCTATCAACAATGATTCTGAACCATCAAAAAATAATTTACCAGAAAGGCCTATGGCATCTTTAATCAACACACTACCATTCATTACAGGCAAAAATATTGAATCAAAAATATTGATTTCTTCAAATATTGAAGTTATATCAATTTTTCCAGCTTTTGTTACAATAACTAATTCATTAACAGAAAATTGTGTTGATTGCCCTATTTGGATTTCTTGGTCACTCATGACTTAATTACTTTCTTAAATTCTTTTTCAACAATAGAAACAAAATCATTTTTTAATAATTTAATATCTCTTTTAGCCTCATTAACTTCCATCTCATAATCATAGTATGTTTGTTTTTCTTTTGTTATTGTTTGAACTGTTGTTGTGCCATCAGCAAGTGTATATGTAGCTGATGATGTGGCAACATTTGCATAGGTATTAGCATCAAGTTCAATTTTTTCTTCTATCGTTGTTCCTTGTGGCGTTGTATCTGTTGTAACTCTTTTAACAATTTTATAATATGATTTAACATTATTGGTGCTCATTGCCCATGCAAGACCAGTTTGCACGGTTGTATTTGCAGCACCGTTTGCAGTATATTTTTTATCAACAAATTTAATGAATGAATCATATTTAAGTGGCCAATCAAATTGTGGATCAATAATATCATTAAACAATAAAACAACCCAATGTCTTTCTGGATTTTTATAATATTTGTATGCAATTATTTCTGGCGTATCCGAATCTTGTATTGAGTATGTGTAAAAAGCAGAAGAATTCTCTTTAAGTTTAGATTCAAATCCAAATCTGGCTATAACATTCGTTACAGTATCTAAACTAGAAGTTTTGTTATTTGCCGAATAAAGTGTTTTTGGAAAGTAATTAAAATATTTGGCCATTATTACACCTTAGCTAAAGTTT